CAGCGTGAATGCCATACTTAGAGGCTTGGCCCGTGTCGTTAATTACAATGCCAGGGGAAGTTGCTCCTTTAACTTCTAAGGCTACGTCAGAACCATAATTAGGGCTGGGTGAGGTCGTCGCAATCCCGACATTACCTCCACCAAGTAAGATATCAGGATTTGTTGTAGAGTTTCCTAACTGAACACTCTCAGAAGAGTTGGTGGTTACAATTTTAAAATAACTATTCCCACCTTGTTGAATGGTTACTGGACCAGAATTATTATCTTCAATCTCTAAATCCATTCCATCAGCTACAACATTACCAGTTACGTCAATACCTGTGGAGGTGGTGGCGAGTTTTTTTACATCATTGTAATATAAATCTACTGAACCATCGACATTAGCAACTAGCATATTTTCTGAAGTGCCTTTGTTCAGCTTAATTGCAGTACCATTGGTTTGAAGAAGTAAATTTCCTGACCCTTCATCGCTTATCACGCTTGCAGAACCACTATGGTAAATCTGTAGGTCAGACCCTGCTCCGAAGATGGCCTTGTCGTTGTCGCCAAATGTAATGTTAGCTGTTGTGTTTAGTTGACCTGTTAGTGTACCACCAGAAAGCGGTAGGTAATCATTCCCAGAAATATAAGCAGCAACCCAAGCAGAGCCAGTGTAAAGTTTCATGGTGTCTGAGTTGGTGTCAAAGTACAATGAACCAGCAACAAGAGGATTGTTGTCATTGTCTAGTGTTGGCTCTTCTGACTTAGCACCAAGATAACGATCATCAAAGTTATCATAAGCAGAAAGTGTTGCATCACGCGCAGCTTCAGCAGCATTCTTTGCACTCAATGCCGATGCAGCATTTGTTGCTGCATCCCCAATATCAGATGCAACAGCAGCTAATGTAGTAATATCAGAAGAAATTCCACCAAGAGAATTAATCGAACCAGAAATTCCAGCAAGAGTTCCTATATTCGATGCTTGAGAAGACAATGTATTTACATTGGTAATGTTGTCAGCAACCGCTGTAACCTTAGTAATAACATTAGCCACATCGTTTACATCATCTATGTTGTTATTAACTGTAGTGATGTCAGCCGCATTGCTGTTAACAGTGCTAATTGCACTTGTAATCCCAGCAACAGTCGTAATGTTAGAAGAAATTGCTGCAAGAGTATTAATATTGCTAATATCACTAGCAACAGTATTTACATTAGAAATAGCGGGGCCAACAATATCTACATTGCTAATTGATCCTGCAACAAGCTCAACCTGATCAATGCTATCTGCAACATCAGTTACATCACTAATAGAACCAGCAACAGAGTTTACATTCGAGATGTTAGTATTAACCGTGTTGATGTTAGAGATGTTGGTTGCAACTGTGTTGACTGAAGAAATGCTGCCACCAACATTGTTGACGTTAGTAATTGCACCAGCAACAGTCGTAATGTTAGAAGAAATACCTTCAAGCGCAGTAATCTGAGATGCAATAGAGGCAATGCTTGTTAACTCATCACCGCTTGGGCCAACCTCCAAACTGCCATCAGAAGAATTAAATTGAATTGTTTTACCAAGACGGTCAGAAGTTGCTGGAAGATCAAGAGAAACGCCTACTTCATAATCGTTTAAAGAAATAGAACGCGATACCCTATCATCAAGATCAGCAATCTGAGCAACAATTGTATCTAGCTGATCGTTAATCGAAGCCGCAGAATAAGTTGACGTAAGGTCAGTTGTGCGTTCTAGTGGAACATCTCTTGTTATAGCAATCTTATCACCAGTAGTTGCACCAGTAACCAAAGTCATTGTTGATCCTGAGATCGTATAATGAGTAGTAATAGTTTTTAATGTGCCGTTTTGATAGACGTTAATGTCACTATCATCAAAGTAATCAAACGGAATAATAAATGCTGTTTGACCAGATGTTGCAATATAGTTTGCGCGTGGATTGTTATTTGCAAGATTAATTGTCATAGCTCACCTCTTTCGTTGTTTTCACACAAAGAAGGGGAAAAATACAATGCACAAATAATCTAGGACAAATTAATATCGCCCAAATCCCAGCGGAGCATCAAGCTCGCCCTCAATCATATTGGTAAGTTCATTCATCTTACCCTTCCAAAACCACATTCTAGCAAAAGGTAAATTACGAATGATTTCTTTTGTACCTTCTCCAATATTGCCAGTCGCAAGGTCGTATACCCCCCTGCCGAGATCAGTTGCAATACTAGGGCCAGCACCGAGCAAACCTGTTGCTGCATCTAAGGCGTCAGGTTTTTGCGGAAAGCGTGGCTGTAATGCACCGCCAGTAATATTAGGGCCACCCAGAGCCAAGCTGGTAGACATTGCTGTATAAAACACATCAGAATAAAGTGCAGCTACACCAGAGTAGTCAAATGCTCTGGCAAACTGATCTTGGAATTCCATCTCAACAAAGTCAGGTGTCTTATATTGAAGCACCATATAACCAAGGCCCATAGAAAGCGCAGTACCAATCCACTGATTCTTTAACTGACCATGACCATAAGCAGCAGTAATCTTATTTACAGCCGCTAAACTATAGCTATAGAACTGAAATGGTAGGCCAAGAAGTCCACTCTCAATACGAGCATATCCTTTAAACTCAGCATCCTCTTTCATGCCAAACTGACGAGCAACACGCATGGGAATATACACAATGCCATCTGTAATAATTGGTTTATCAGCAGGGGTTCCCATCAAGATTGTATTCATAATCCCAGAACTTAGAGCATTGCGAAATGTCTGAACAGTATCAGGGCTAACTCTGGCTTGCTTTTCTATTTCAGCAACAGCCAAATCATTAATTGCATTTTCATAAGCAGCTTTGTCCGCTTTTTTACGCACATCAAAGCCCATATCTTTTGGCCTGTTGAGTGAGTGCATAATTTCGTGCATCTTAATAAAAGTCACATAATCATCTGGTGAGTTAATAATCCCTTTCTTGATAGGTCTAACGCCTTCAACCCTTGGGTTTTCCCAACTACGCTGCTCATACATAACATCCTTAATATGTTCTTCGTCGATGTATATTTTCTTTTCTGCGTGACGGTAAAATGCTGGCATATACCGACCATCTTTTGCAAAAGTCTCAGTCGGCCCAGAAATAACTTCAGCTTTAGTTACTGGAAACTCAATCGTATTTGTCCAAGCATCAGTATTTGCCATGTAAAAGCCAGCTTCTGACTTTTGCCAAGGAGCATTAGCAATCTTCTGAGCATCTTCTAAATTAATATTATATCTAAGAAGGTATTCTTGCTCTTGCTTAGTTGCTTTACCTTGCGTCCACCTAATAGAATAATCAATTAAACTATGAGAACGAACCATAGCATCAAAGTCTTTAAATATTCTAGTTAAAGGACCAAGACCATTTAGTAAGTAAAAAGGTTCTTTAGCTCTATCAAGTATATCAGACCTAAATGGATTGTTGTTTACATCATCAACTAATCTAAGATGCGCTGAGTTCATTAAATTATCCAACGCTTCTCCAGCATATCTTGCTTCTTTAGCTGCTAACTTTAACTGATTATTTTTCATTATAGAAAACAAACCACGGAAAGTTGGGCCAAGCCCATGTTCCATCATAATCTTAGCTGGCTCAGTAATTGTAGATACACCAGCAGAACCAAGATAATTTAGCTGTGCAAGACTTCTAAGTATTCTAGCTGTTGATTGATCCCAGCTATCTGGATCACGTTGAAGACCACCAATTACCCGTTTATACAAATGACGAATGTCTTTCATAGCAGCATATGCTTTTTCTGGCGACTTGTTAGCATCCATCATCTCATTGAAAGTATCATCAAGAACATCGTCAATTGTATTGCCATTGAACATACGTGCAAACTCATAACGTGCACCTGTTCTTTGTGTATATGCCTTCATTACTGCAATTGGATTTGTCTGAATGTAATTCAATACTAATTCATTTGGTATATCTACCAAGCGATGTTTAAAGTGCTTTGACTTGCCAGCGCCATAATATCCTATCTCTGGATCAAGAATATCTTTTATACCCAAAATTGCGTCTACCGTTTCGTCAACACGCTTGGCAACAGCCCTTGGCTCTGTAGACAACTCTATCCTAGCAAACTTTCCATCTTGTCCCTTCGAGATTATAGATGGATTGTTTGTATACCACTCAGTCAAGATACGCTTAAAGTCATCCATGTTCTCACGAATAGCGTCCTGATCCCAATATCTAGGGCGAAATACCTTTTCATTTGGGGGTAGCACAGGTCCAGAATCTTTTAAGTCTTCAAGAATCTGTCTCGCTTCATCTGCCTCGTTGCTGTAGCGCCTTACCTGTTCTTCTAATTTAGCGCGGTAGTCCATGTTGCGAGCAGTCTCTAAGCGTTTCTGAGCGGCCTCTACGCGCTTCTCACGGTCTACTATCAGGCGCTCATAATGAGGAGTCGTTCCAATCAAACCCTGCTCGCTAAGACGCTCTTCCCATTTCTCATAAAACTTATTCAGTTTCATCATAGCTTGGGCCTCGAAATCATCGGCTGGTTCAATACCGCGCATAGCTTTTGAGTCAACGCCCTCAAGCCAAGTCTCAAAATCCTTTCTTTGGAAGGTATAGTCTAACGCCTGAGTAACGCCCTTGCCTGTACTTTGGCCCCAGATGTTCATTGTGTCATCATAAACTCTAACCCACTCACCTTCGAGCAACTTAGCATTTTGATAGACAGAGTTTCCTACCTTCTGACCTTGTTTGTTTGCGGCAAGCAAGATGCCAGAGTCATTGGCTATTTTCAGTGTACGCAATTTAACTGAGTTCGGGATGGTGTCGTCAGTAAGAACACGCTTCATAGGGGTGGTGACAGCTTTATAAAGCCAAGAATCTGTAAATATACTAGGAGCTATTTTCCCTTCTGGCTCTTCACCTTCTGGTAAGATTGCAGTTCTTAAATTATCTATTTCAATCTGTGCGTCTTGCTGTGCAGCAAGTCTTCTTTGCATTGGAATGGTTACAAGCCCAGAAAGAGCGCCACCAATCAATGCAGCAGAACCAATATTAATAGCAGCCTCTTCTGGCGTTGCTAGGGGGTCTAGAGGGTACCTAACAGCTTCTTGGGCAGTAACTACTGCACCAGTTGCTAACGCGCCTCTAGCAGCCGTTTTAGCGAATGTAGCAGCAGGGGCAAAAGGTATTGCTACATAATTAAAAAAATCAAAAACTTCTGCACCCAATTGAGCAAACACACCAGATTGAGCTAAGATTTTTCTAGTCTTAAATCCAGCTTCTAAATTACCAATAAGGTAATCCATATGCTCTTGATTTGTTGCCCTAAGAAGATAAGAGCCAAATGGCTTTAGATTCTCAGGAATATTATCAATTGCACTGTAGCCTTCTTCTGGAACATTTGGAAAACGAGAACGCTCTTCAAAGTAATTCAAAACAGGATTGTACTTATAAGCAAGGCTTGCCTTAACAGTATCTATAAAATCAATCTCAGGAGAAGGAGCTATCCCTCTACCCGTTTCTAGACCTCTAACTACATTTAAACCATTTTGCATTTTAATTTCCAGATCGTGTTGCTGGTACTCTTGGCCCTAATTCTTGTATTCTTTGTCTTGTTTCAAACCTTTGTTGTTGTTCTGCATGTTCTTTTTGCAATTTGGCATTTAACTCTGCTTCTTTTTTAGCTCTATATTCAGCAAGATCATCATCCCCAAATGTAGGATTGTATAAATTACCGCCCTCTTGAGGATTACCATTAGCATCTGCTTCATAAATTAGTGGACGAAGCTCATTATTTTCATCAACAAAATAAGCAGAATAGAAAACCTCATCACCACTTACAATTGGAACTAATTTAACTAATGAAGCAGTCGGCAACATATATGGAGTTAAAGTAAACGACATGGTTTTACCGCCAATGTTTACATCACGTGGCAGTTTTTTATTTATTACTCTTACAAACTCTAACCTTGCTTCATCATCACCCTTAAATTTTTGTTTTAGGGAATATCTTGATCTAGTCAAATCACCTTTAGGCAATCTTGGATCAGCAATATAATTAGATTTAGAATACTTTTCCTCTAAGACAGCATTAACTTTTTCTATAGCATCACCAAGAGTATTAAAATTAAGAAGATGATACTCAAGTAAGCTTTCTAGTTCAGCAGCAATAATAACATCATTATTAGCAACTTTCATTGCTTCTTGCTTTAAAGTTGTATTTTTTAATTGGGCACTCATATTTAGCCCTGCATCACGCGATAGCTGACGCTCTCTAAGAGTTGTTGCTATTATAGAAATAGGTTCATCAGAATCCCTAGAAATATTAATAACATCAGTTAAAAATGCTTGTTCTTTTTCAGATATTGAATCTCCAAATGCACTCTTAGGAAGCGCTGAGTAAATAGATAGAAACGCATTTGCATTTGCGGTTTGTTGACCGCTTGCAATCGACTTCAATCCAGTAACAAGTTTTTGCGAAACAGCACTTGCCATAACTGGAAGAAACAGTGCTTTCTGTTGCTCACTCCAAGACATATATTGCTCAACAGGCACATTGTTTTTAGCAAGAATTTCATCCGTCATTTCACGGTGATCTTTTAAATTAGAGTTACCTCCACCAGACAGAATGTTGCTAGCAATATTAACTTTCTCTAGTTGCTCTTCTTTTACCCTTTCATCTTCTAATACTTTGACGCGAACAGAATCTATTCCTGAGAGAACTTCTTTAACATCGGAATCCTCAATCTCTTCAAGAATACTATTACCAACTTGAATTGTTGCATCTAGCATTCCTTCTTTTCTTTGGCCTTTCGTATTAACATAAAGATGTAAGTTACTTAGTTGCGCTGAAGATGCTGTGATTGAAAAGGCATCTACTCTTTCAGAAGCCCTAGCTTTACGCATTGAGCCAATCAAAGTTTCAACAGTAGAAACACCAAGTACAGCAACATTATCTCTTATTTTAGAAGATGCTTTGTTAAACTCTTGATCTGAAATACCACCATCAATCAAACTAGAAATTTCATCACGCAAAGACAGTTCTAGCTCTAGGTTTTGTTTTTTTATTTTTAAGGAATCTTCTGAAGCCTCTAGAGTGGTTCTACCAAAAGCTTTAATTTCATCAGTATCTAAAATCTCAGAAGAATGTAGTGCATCAATAAAAACATTTTGTTTTTTCGTGAGCATGTCACGACTTTGATAAGGATTGCTTAATGCTGCTTTTAAAGATTCAATGTTACCTTCAGCAGCAGCAGCTAATAAAAACGGCTCTAAAATATTCTCTTTAAGTTCATTTAAAGAAGAGCGTCTAACTGCATCTGTAATATTTCCCTTAATAAATTGTTCATTAAGCTTAGCTTTTTCTTCATTTATCCTAAGTGCAGCAGCACCAAATGCACCATTTATTAAAAGAGGATCATCTAATTGAAATGATTCAAATGCCAAACCAGCAGAAAGATTAGAATGAGTATTAAGATTATCGCCAAACTTAACAATTTCTTCTCTTGCGGTACGTGCTGCTTCTTTTTTAAATTGATAATCTATATCTGCTTCAACAGCATTGTAGTCAGATGCAACACTAGAAGCGTAATTAACTATTGATGCTTTTTCACTTGGGTCAATAAATTCAAGAAGCTTCTTAGCCTCGGCTTCATCTAAAGCAATACCCCTATCACCATTGCTTCGAAGATATAAAATAAGTTGATTGCGATCATGAGAAGTACGAGTCTTACTCATTAAGTAATCAATGCCACCAAGAGCAATAGCTTTATCATAACCATTTGCTACGCGCTGATCATCACCAGTATTAAAGTTAGGAAGCACAGAAGCAATACCATCACCCGCAGCACCAACATTCTTACCCTTGATTGCTACAGCAGATTCAAAATCACCAGCCGCAGCCGCAGACCTTGCTTCCTCTTGATTATTAGAAATAGAAAGAGAAAGCTGAGAAGAAGCATTGGCCCTAGCCCTAGCAACAACTTTCTCTTGAATATTTAATTTTGTAAGAGCCAGATACTTAGCGCCAGTAGATTCGATGTAAGCTTCATACTTACCACCAGAGTTTTGAGACATTTGACCAATGTAATCGCTCATAGCTTCGTCATAAGCCTCAGGAGCAAACTGATACTTCAATGCAATCTCTTGCGCCTTTAACCTCATTTCAGTGTTAATTGAATCTTCAAAACGTTTATCAATAACACGCTGATAAGCATCAGCGGCAATCCGCCCAAATCCTTGTGGCGCTTTATATGCTTCTGGCCTCCCAGTTATTGGGTCAAATGTTCTTAATCTTTTTTCTTCAGCCGCAAGTGCAACATCAATACCTTTTTTTTCAGCAGCATTTGCTGCTTCTCTAAATGCAAAATTAGCCATTGTGCCAGCAGCTTGACTAATCGCTCTGCCTATTGACTCAGCACCAGCATCGGCTCGGACAACACCAACAGGCTTATTAAAAACTTCAGTTCTCTGTCTAATTACAGCCATTATTATCTAGTCCTTCCATACTCAGCAATACCTTGGCCCATAGTGCCAACTGCGCTAAACAAAGAAGAATAAAAAGCATTGCGACCGCGCCGCCTTTCAGCCATAGCCATCATATCTGCCCTCAGATTTTCAGACCTCACTTGACGCGCTATTCTTCCAATATCCTCACCTACTACTTCTCTTTGACGCTCTAAGAATGCTTCAACGCTTCTGTCAGCCCCAATATCACGACCTTGTGCAGCAAAAGCTGCAATATTTGCAGAGGTTGCTAAGTCATATTCTTCACGCCTTGCTCTTGCTTGTTGAAAAGCTGCAACTTTATTTTCCTTTTTTTGAGTTTCCATTTGGAAAGCATTTAACTTTGCTTCCTCTCGAGCAGCTATACCCGCAGAAAGTCTACCCGCAGCACTTACCCCAGAAGCAACTAAACCCAGTATCTCAAACATTAAACTATCAACTCCGCTACTATACCATTGATTTGCATAGTTTGTGGCTCATCTTGCTCAATGGTTATTTGTGGGTTCCTGCTGTAACCAAGTAATCTAACTTCTTTCTTACCAGTAAAATTAGATGATAGCACAGGTCGATTGTTTGCCTTCATAGACCCAGTTGACTTTACGTCAAATACAATATTGGTTATGCCCCTAACTTCTCCGGTTGCAGGGCCACTTCCAAGCGAAGCATCAACTGGATTCGTAATAATCTTCGATGTAAATCTTTTACCAAGAGTTAAGGTTTGCCCATCATATGTTTCTACTGAAATTCCACCACTATTGTCTAATGTTAAGTCACCAACAAAAGAGCCATTTTGAAAAGAAGTAACAGTTTCATTAGCAGAAAAACCAGAAGAAATCGCAGGAATATTAACAGCCATACCATTGATTGTTACATCATCAAGACCAACCATAAGAGTTGAGGATGAAGAATCTGTTTTTGCTTGGAATTTTATTGTTGGAGATGAAACGTCTTGAGACAGAACAACAGTCTCTGTAAATGTTACAGAACCAGAAGTCATATCAGAAGACGTTTTATAATCTCCAATATATCTCGAAAAAAATCCACTTCTTATTTCTAAACGAATATCATGGAAATCGCCTTGACCACCAAGACCCATACCACCAGCAGTATAGAGAGTATATTGAAATGTATAGATAGTATCTTTAGTCATTGAAAAATCTGCTTCATAAAACACAGCGCCATCAGAAATACTATTAGAGCTTTGTTTATTTAACCTGTAAATATAATTAGAATCTGCAAGTTGATAACGATGCCATAAATCATTGTCAGAAGATGTGCCATTATAATACCATACACCAGTATCATTATTTGATGGTCCATAAGCCTCTGGTGCTAAGTCAAATGTACTATTCTGTATTGTCGGAATACCACCTGAAGGAACAGTTACTTCAATGTGATTATCAATCCCAATATCAGCATCAAACTCACAAAGCTGAAGTTTGTTGTTATACCAAACATTTACAAATAAACGATCATAAATCGAAATCGAAGATGAAAAGTTACCACTTGTTGTTAATCTAGTCCAAGAAGCCTTTTTTTCAGCACGATTAGAACTGAACAATGCAATATCACCATCTGCTAATGTTAATGCTGCATATGAATCAGGTAAGCCAAAGCCGCTATGAACTACTGACATAAACTTAGGCGCATTAATTAAATGAGATGCAAGCGTAGAGATTGCAGTTGAACTATAAGCATCCTCATTATCAGTATAAAGATACTCCCTAATAATTCGACCACCTGTTTGAACAAAAATAGTTGCACCATCAATTGATACTGGTTGAACAAACTCAGTCCCATATGGAGTTTGCTTTCTAATTTGAGCATTTGTTGGGGTAATTGCTTGATTTAAGTAAGTTGGAACGTACAATTCCCCAGACGCAGTAAAGATTTGAAGGTCTCTGTTTGAAATCATGTAACGTATTTGATTTACGTCACCAGTTGCAGCCACAAGATTAATTGAATCTGCGTCTTCAGCATCACCAACATCAAAGTTAAAAAAACTGCCAATTTTTGACATCCAGATAGTATCTGGTTCAGCAATTGTTCCTCCAAAGCAAAGTCTGTTTTCATGGAAAGCAACAGACGCAGGATAACCGCGCTTTGCTGACCAAGACTGCTCATCCCAATTTAATGTTGGAGCATGAGTTACAATTTTAACATTACCACCGCCATCTTCGGCAGTAGAAGCAGCGCCGCCAGCAGTAAATGTAAATGTGTTTTCATCTATAATTTCATCAACAGTACGAGAACCATTCAAGTTGCCAGTGTTAATTGAACCAGTCGCAGCAGCCTCTTCAATAGTAATTGTCTCACCGCCAGAAAATCCATGTTCAAGCATAGTTACTTCTACAGTCGTAGAGCCATCAATTGTTCTAAATGGATTTAATACTGACAACCTACGTTTTAACTCGTCAACAATATCACCAGTGGCTTGAGTTGCAGATTGAACGCTTGTTATTTCTATTTCACTCTCACCATAACGAATAATTACTCCAACATGAGTAGAGTCCAGATAATCCCCAGATGTCTGAACTCCAGTTGTATCCCAATAATCTGAGCTTGTATTTAAAGTAATTGAAGTTCCAGAAGTTGCTGAAGGGTCAAGAGTTACACCAGTAGATTGGAATTTAGTATAAGGCTGATAAGTAACTTTATTATCAGCACGTTGATCGAATGAATACGGAGTAATTTCAAAACTAGTCAAACTAGTCCTAATTAACATTCGAGGAGCAAATAAAGGATGCGAAATAAACATTACATCGCCAGATTGCGCTGTAGTATATTCCTGCAAATATTCTTGATCGAATGGTAATGTATTGCTGCTAGTGTCTTGTGTAATAGTTGATACTAAAGTTATATCACCACTAGACTCAAGAAAAAAACATCGAACCTTTTGATGCTCTACAGATATAATATATCGCTCATTATCGTCAAAAATAAACTTAAATAAATGAGACTGCTCAGGATAGGTTGAACTGTAGGTAATGTCATAGTCATAAATATTCTTTAAACCATAGCGTTTTCTTATTGCCCCCTCAGAGGTTACAAGCATATTTTCTATACGCTGCGCTGAGCTAGAATAAACAGGAGAATCAGTCCGCATAATCAAGGAATCGCTGACCTCACCATACTGAAAGCTATTTTGTGCTACTCTAACTTTCTGCATTAGCTGCGCCTTTGTACAATAAACCTCGATGTATTAAGTTTACGAGTTGTTTGCTGTTGAGAATCTAGTCTTCTTGCTCGAGACATTTGCAACTCACCTTTTTGTTCCATAAGAGATGCAAGCTGAGAATCCCGTGCAACAGAAATAGCTAACATTGCAGCTACTTGAAGCTCTACAGCAATCGTAAAATAAGGAGGCCAGTTTGCCTCATCTGCACGATAAATATAATCCGCAACAACAATATCATTCTCATTAGCGTCACAGAAAACTTTATCTCCATATGTATCATATGAAATTGGCTCATCGACAACCGTTACCGCACTTAACATAATTAAGTCATTCGGCAGTTGATAAGCAGAATCAAAACGGCTTGTTGGCGCTGCTTCAAGCCTAGAAAGTTGTGCCTGATTAGTAGCAAATCGCCAGCGTGTATTAGTAAGTGCTGCCCTAGCAATGTCTTCATATATTGCATCGACAACATCAGCTTCAGCCGTTCCCTCAGAGAAAGACTGAATAGCGTTACCTCCAATTAAAATGGAGGCGCGAGAACATACTTTAATTGCTGTATTTGCTGGCATGTAAAGTAGGGGGCTTTCGCCCCCTTCCCTATTAGTTGTTGTCTAGAACTTCGTACACACCGTCATCGTCAATAACGACCGAACCCATTGACATCATTGATGTTGCTAGGTGCGCCACTTTTTGTGGTACATAGTTTACTTCAGTCGAAACATCTGAGTTAATGCCTAGACCAATTGCGCGTGTATGATACGCAAAGTTTTTACCACCAGCTACAGCAGACGTTGAGAAAATCTTGAAACCCAAGAATTCTTTCATTGTCATACCCCCAGCAAACGGTAAGTTTTGCGGACCAACATAGTCTGATGACGCAAACTCATTAATGTTAAACAAGTCAGCAAAACCAGCAGGAGCCATCGCAAGATAGCGTTGACCATCTTCCGGAATGTCTGCCGCGCCAAATGTTTCAAACAAAAGTAGCAAGTCTGCTTTGACTAGAGCGCCACCAGTATCAGCAATTTGAGTTGAGTTTGCACCAGCATCAAGAGCAGTTGTGATAACTGAATCAGTCTCACGACCAAGAGCAGCAGCCGCAGATTGCGCAACAGCTTGACGCTCGTTAATGTTGATTTTTAACTCGTCCAACTTGTCAATGTATTCCGCTGCATACTTGTCAGTCATTGTGGTTTCGACATTTGTATGCGCAAGTTCCATTGTAGTAACATCACCGTTACGAGTTTTAGTTGATGCAGTGCCTTTTCCGATTACTTGGAAACGTGCAGTTGAGCCAGTTACATTGGTTGTACGAACAGTTCCGCGTAGCTTGGAACCCATACGTTGGTACGCCATATGAATTTCTGACTCGAACTGTTTGATAAAGGCTTGGTCAATTGTATTAGCCATTTTTCAGTCCTTGATAAAAGTTGCGGTTGCTACGGGTGTCCGCACTCTCACTTCAACTTGGGTATCCTTTCGGGCCAATCAGTGCATTACGGGCCGTGATGAGTCATCGTAAACACTTTCATATATAGGTTTACAACGCACAAACTCTACATACTTAGCAGCGCCATTTAACGCAACCCCTACAGGCTCATATCCCAACCATGTCGCCCATTGTAACATGTGCTCATACTCAGAAAGTATAGTCATAGTTGTATTAGGGTTTGTTCTATCAAGATAATCAATAAACATTCTTGAGCCACGCGCAATTGCAGTAAAGTTTCTGCTAAGCTGATTTGAAAACATCGCAAATAATTGTGGCATATCATCATTAGTAGCATGCCAAAGCCCTCCTACAAAAAGAAAAGGCTCACCCTCCTTACGAGCTAAATAACACTCAGAGCTTTCCCACATGTCCTCAAGAGCATCCATGATGTCATTATAACCCAGAAGTTTTAACTCCCGTTTATTCTCATGGCTCAAATGTTTGCAAACCTCAGACAAGTGATCCTTGCGCAAAGGTGTTAGGTAATAAGAACCCCGTGTTATTAATTTAAGGTCCACGGTGCATATCTTGATAAATTTGCGTTACTTGCTGACGTAGCAATCTGCCTTCTGATGTGTCGCTCCAATACTCAGGTCGTGCCATTAACTCATCAGCATCCGACTGACCCAATACTGCGGCTGGCTGAGTGTCTTGCGCAAAGTTACCATCCCTCATTGCTTCTTGAACTGCCTCAAGTGCAATGATCCCCTCATGCGTTTCACACATGCGCTCAATAGCAGGGATTGCCTCTTCTGGAAAAAACTTATTTGCAAACACAGATGCAGAATTAATCCTAGCTTCTGCATTGTCACCTAACCTAGACTTTTCTGCTTCAAGATCTGGTTGAGTTTGATTAATAGCTTGAGCATACATTTCAATCCCTTTTTGAAATTCTTCTTGACTATATCCGTTTTCAAAAGAGTGTTCTGACCACCATTGTAATAGCTCATTATCAACAGCCATTTCTTCATCAACAATGTCTGGTAACTGATAATCACCAGCTTTCTCTGGTCGATCTGAAAAAGCCTCATTCTGTATTTCTTCTAAAATAGAATTACGAATATCTTCTTCTTTAGAACCAAGTTTTTTAGAAAGTTCCTCATAAGACTTGGCTAAATCCTCTGCTGTATTAAACTTCTCAGGCAACCACTCTGGTCGCGCTGGAACTTCTGCTTGACTCAAATCTTCCTCAGTTATAAAATCACGACCTTCTTGCGCCGCAACATCTATCGCTGCTTGATTGTCTTCACTCATTGTTTGCTCCTATGTGCATGTGCAATACGTTGCTCAAGAAGACCAACAATATATCGTTGACCCTCAATATGACGCAACTCTTCTGTAGTCACATTAGGCCCATTTACCATCTCAATGGTAATAGATCGCAAATAACGAAGAACTTCCTTGCCAGTAGGTGTGCTAAATACCTCTGCAACATTCTGACTAACTTGTTTATCCTTATCAGACTGTCGCTGAACTCCATCTAATCCAATATTAACCTTGTTCGGCACTCGGTAACATTCCTTGTTCCTGCGCTATTTGCTGCGCCAATGCAGCTATTTGTTTACGCTGTTCTTCATCACGAATCAAGCTCTCTGGTACACCAAACTTTTTAGCAAGGTGAACAGCAGTCTGTTCGCTATCAATAAGAACCTGCAACATTTGCGGACCAAAGACTCCACCAACAAGTTCAAGAAAGCGAGCTACACTAGAAATGTCTTGATTTGCTTGTGCTTGCGCTAGTGGAGATACCGAACGAATTTTAACTTCACGCCCATTAACTGTAGGTACTTCGATTCGTCCCTGTTTCTTTAATATGTATATTACACGCTGTAAGACAGGCTGAATTAATTCAGCTTGCAATCTTCCAAATGCAGCACCCATGCGTCGAGACAAATCAGCCATTCTCTCCGCAACTTCAGTCGCTGTAGCTGGCGTCTTATCAGGATCACCAAGCATGTCATTAAACAAAGCACGTTTAATATTCAAACGCTGATCACCAAGAACAAGTTGAGCAACATCAAATCGACCCGCAGCATTTATTGGCTCTAAGCCACGACTTCCCATAGCTTTTGGAATAATAGATCCTGGAACAAGATTAATTGTATCAGGATTAATTACACCATCATCTTCCATTTGATAAATGCCGGAGATTGACATCTGGGCATTTTCAAGAATCATTTCAATTGTAAGGTTAGTCGTTTTAATTGCAGATAATGCAGAGATAAGTGGCCCTCTACCATAGATTTCACCAGCACACTTAGACCAACGAAAGCAAACAAAAGGATTTGACCCAATGCCTGTTAGCTCTTTTGAATGTAACAAGGTGCTTGTCGTCATGCAGATTGCATAGTGATAGTAAGCCTCTTGATTCTTTTTTGAGTAATTACGGCAAACAACTTCAAGCACTGTAGTTTTTTGGTCTTGCCCCATTCTTGATTGAACCTGTGAATCAAACTGACCCTTAGGATACATTATTGGCAAATGATCAAATTCAACATTTTTTCTTTCTCTGTAAACATGATCTATTCTATCGTCGGGACCAGTATCAAGTACAACATGAGGGAGCGGGATCGCTGAGAAAATCACTGGGTTAAGTGCATCCCCCTCTTCAACACACAAGACACCAGTCCCGACAGCCAAGTCCATAAATGATTCATGAACCTCTTGGCTAAAATTAGAGTTTTGAATAACCTCAAATACATACTCAGTTACTTCATCAAGCTCATTATCAATTTGCTCCCTCCGCTCTGGAGGAACCTCACTCCCAGAAGTTAGGTCAGCCCATCGAGCATAGTTCGGAACCAACCCAGACTGAAGTCTACTTGCAAACTCTTGAACACCAACAACAGCCGTCTCATCAAAAATCTTTTCGTCTCGACGCTGACCAGCCTCTTCATAGTAAAATGACTCACGCTGAGGAAGGGAATACTCATAACATTCCTCAAATAATGGAACCCAATTCTCTCGAAAAGCCTTGGCCTTTTGATATTTCTGTATGTACTTTTTAGCAATCATTAGTAATCAAACCTGCCTAAAAAACCAGATCCGCCAGAGCGAAACAAAGAGCGTCGACCAGCACCACCACGCATTCCTCTACGTTGAGTTCTTGCTTGGAGAGCATCGGAAATATCTTCACGCTTTTGCTTGGCGCGCTTTTCAGCTTCCTCACGTTGAGCAATGTCTGCTTCTACACGCCGCTGTGCTGCTGCTCTCTTTTCTGCCTTTGAAGGCCCACCACCAAAGCACATATTCTATCTCCTGTTTTCTACTCGTAAACATAGAAGAAAAATTAATTCAATGCACAAAACAACAAATGGCTACAACCTAGCCCAAAGACTTGGCTTTTTGCGTTGAGCTTTTCGAAAAACATCAAAGTTCGTTTTTGCTACTGTTGGCGTTGCTGGCTTCTGACTATTCATTAAAGCTCGCCCCTCTCCGGCACCTAAGAACAAATACTGTGCAGCATCATGCACATGCGAAAACATATTCTTATCTGGTTTATCAGCATACCTTTCGCCGCTTACTTCCATGCGCTTATATGCGTAGCCGCCCTCAAATCCCTTAATTAACTGAGGGCAGCGTCTGTCAATTAAAAGTGCTGGCTTCCCCTCAACCATCTTGGTCAGCTGGGAAGAGACAGCCTCAAGCCGAAGGTCAACAGAGTTGGAAGGCGCGGGGAACGCCCTCAAGCCAGCACCGCGCAGAATGTGGAAAGGTGTAGATTCATCAGTCTGCGCTCTAAAATCACCAGCAGGATCTCCATAGATTATTACCTCGGATGCCGCCGCAAAACGTATTGCAAGCTCATTCCTAAGAACTTCTGCAAAACGAACGATGCCCATGTCGATTGCCACAATTTCTGATTGAAGAAACCAGCGGCCCCTGACTTTTTGCCCAAGAACGGCAGCAGGTGTCAGTCCAAAGTCTACGCCAACATATACTGGGAGGCTGGCTGCTACAGGTATTTCTTCTTCTGCTATGTGAACTTCCGATGCAAACATTGGATAAACAGGCTTCCCATCTTGAATATGCCCCAACCGATTCATTACATAAACATCTATCCATGATTTTGTCTTACCCCTGATAAGATTGGAGTAGTAATTAGATAACATGTTCTTGCAGTTCTCAGCTTTGGGGTTTGAATCATAATTCTCTAATTCTCCATCCTTATTTTTTATTTCAAGCATTGCAGAAGGTTGGGTGTAAAAACTCCAATTGTCTGGCTTGACCAACATCTTAGCTTGCTCACGCGGTATATGATCTGGGATTGGAACCTCACCAGCCATGATAGGCCACCAGTGATCCTCTTCGGGCGCGTTGGTATCGGCAATAACGCCAGTCCAAGAAGGACCGCCATCACGCATAGAAGGAAAACGCCCAACACGCATCGTACAGGCATCAATAATTGACTTAGGAATTTCTCGCGCCTCGTTGACCCATATACCCGTGAGTTCAAGAGAAAGCAGTTTCTTAACATCTTCGGGCCTATCAAGAGCCAAGAAAAGAACCTCAAGATCAATATCCCCCTTTTTAATATGATGCGTGTATGGCACCGACCAATGAAACTTGCCCCAATCTGCCTCGGGAAACCAATCAAGCCAAGTCTTTATTGTCGTCGTTCTTAACTGCGGATTGGTGTTTCGAACAATTGCCCACCGACTTTTGCGAATACCATCTGGCCCCTTCTTCTGCTGAAGCGCTCTGCGAAATACCTCAACACAACAGCCAACAGATTTACCAGAACCTACTGGCCCTCTTATACCACGAAAGAAAGTATCATCTTTCATAAAAACCTTGAGTACATCACCATCTGGTTTGTACTTAAAATTGATCATCTCAGACCTTTGTCTACCAAAACCTTCATGGACTTCTCAACGACCTCAGGGCCATACCAATCAATAATCTGATCTACCATCGCATTGGTAACAAAAGAAGCACCATGCTTCTCGTCAAAATACTGAAAGTGTATTTTCCTTACAGCATTCCTTAATGCCGCAAGGTCTTCTTGCTTTAGCGTATTTACAAAACTCATTGCTCTATAATTGTACTCTTACGCGCTTTACGCTTTTGTGCCGCTGTCTTGGGCCTTGCCTTTGATTCATCAATATGAGGCGTAGAAGGATCATCAGACTTATAAGTCCCTTTCTTCGTCCTTGCCTTTACTGGCTCATCACCCTCAATTAACTTAACAGAGTTACTCGTCTTAGTAGCCCCACTCCAAGTCCACCCTTGAAAATAATGCGTAGGACCAGTCCAGAGTTCATTCGTAGATTTAATATACCAAGCCATTAAGTTCTATATCTCCTTACTTTCCGAGCAATTGCTTTCGGTTGAGCCACAAACTGCTTACCCTTTGCCTTACCCGCTCGTTTAGCTCTGGTTGTAGCTGCATATTCAGAACTACTAAGAGCAGCGATAGCCTTAGAAGGTAAGTACCGCTCACCAGTCTCACTAGACTTTTTGCCAGACTTGGTGCGCCACTTCTGCTTTCCCCAATTTAGCAAAGATTTCTGAGAAGGTTTCATGGCGCTTTCTTTGTGGTCAAAATAGTCTTAGAAGAAGGATCAACTTTCTTTCCCCTATAGTCAGTCGTTGTTCCGCTACCAAAGCTATATCCAGTCTTCTTCATCTCTTCGACTTTTTCAATATAGTTTTTTAGCTTACGCTCCTTTGCTTCCAGCTTTGAGCTAGACTCACCACCGCGCAAAAGTCTAATGCCACGGCGAAGAAGCTGAATAGCCGCAGTCGGCGTTGTCAAAACAGCATCCGCTAATTTTGGGTCACTCTTAACAGTAGGCAGCTTGGGAATACTGCGAAGCTCCTTCTGAACATCCTTTAAAAGAGTCTTAGCTCTTTCTTGTGCGCGAGTTGTTCCATCCATCACCGATAACCTCCGCCACGCTTCTTGTATTCCTTGGCAAGCAACTGTGCTTTTCTTGCCGACCATTGACCTGCCGCAGTCCCGTGCGTTGCCTTTGCCTTAATCTTACGAAACAAAGAAGCCCTCATCTTAGGCTTGGTATAGTTGCCAGCTTCATTTACCGCCACCTTTACCCTCCTCGCGCATCTGCTTTTCCATCTGATTAACACGCCGAAACAAAGTATGCTGCCGCCCAGTCATCACACGCTGACCCCGCTTCCTATCTTCCTCAAGGTCTTGCAACTCATCTTTACTCATATAAAGACTGCGAATCTTACGCTTAAACCTATTCAACAGAGTATTACTCTGCTTACTCTCAATTGCATCTAACTCAGAACTAAGTTTCTCATACTCAGCTTGCGTAAAGTCAGCCATTACTTCTTCTTTCCACTTGGCTTCCGCTTAGAAGGACGCCCAACCTTAGAGCCATAAGTGCCTTTACCCTGTGGCATTAGTATTCTCCTCTCGGCATCAACAAACTACGCTTCTGCATCCCACTCCGCTTCGAAACATCCTTAAAGGTCTGACGCCTCCTCTCAGCCCTCTTCATAGACAAAGAAGGTAAAGGACCAAACTCAGGCTTCATCTCCTCATACATCTGCTCAGAACTCTTACCACCGCCACCAAAACACATACCTTACGCCTTCTTCTTATGCCGCTTCGCAAAATTACGCGCAGCCTCCACACTGCCAAACCCCCACGCCTTCAAAGCTAAAGCCTTCCGCGTAGGCCTCCCCTTCTCATCCCTCATCGGACCCTTCATACCAGCAAACCTAGCCGCAAACGAAACCCGCCTCGGATTTACACCACTCTTAACAGGTGGCTTTAAATTCGCACCCTCTTTCCTCTTAAAATAAGCACGACCCGCAGCAGTCAAACCACCACTCGGACTCTTATGCTCCTTTCGCATAACCAACACTCCTTAAAGCCGCCTTCGCCCTCAACGTACTAGCGCGAGGAGGATAACGCTCAGGAACCTTATTACCAAACCTTTTCATAAAATACCCCTACACCAAAAAAAATATTACTGACAATGCACAAACCTTAGGAGATAAAAATGCCAGTAGGGGACTATTACAGTAACACAGCAACTAGTTTTTCCCCCTACCCCCTTACGTCAGGTCAATAGAAACCTTAATATCTCCTGCAACTTGCACCTGTGAACGATCTATCGGTTTATAGCCAGCCCTATCCAATAAATCCTTGCTCGCTTCTAGCTGAACATACTCAGACTTAGCACTCGAAGATAGCCTACGAACTGTAGCCAGCGCACTCGTAGCGCTCAGTCCAAATGTCTCATTCATCCTTTGCGCCATGTACTGCTGCACATGTGGGGCTTTCAATGCTCTGTGTGCGCTTACTCTTCCACTCTCGCCCTCAGCATATCCAGCTTTGCTAGCTGCATCTTTTATACTCAGCCCTTCTGCTACGAGTGTATCTACCAAAGCTATCTGTTTATCAGTCAGCTTTCTATCTGCTGGAAGCATATCACAACCTTCTTTCTTAGTGGTGCAAGCAGCATTTAGCTAACTGCTGTTTACTAACTCTTAGCTTACACCGTGACGTCAGTTTCTAAGTTTGGATTAGGGTTTCGTTTAGCTAACTCCATTGACTAGCCCCCCTCTCCCTCTCTCCCCCCATTACGACACTATTTTCTAACTCTGTGTCAATACGTTACGTTGCGTCACTTTGTAAATGACGTTGCGTCACTTGTGCATTTAATGGCTTGACACGTTACGCCAAGAAAAGGGTACCGAAGCACAGAGGCAAGTCTTACCAGAAGCGTGTCGAGCAGCAATCTAGCCAGTCATCTGAATGTGTGGCGTTAGGCTTGGTGTCCAGCTCACCCTAGTAATTCTGGTAAACTTGCACTCTGTCTATGCCCCTCATGAAGTTCGGCTCTCTTCCAGTTGCATAGCGACATCTTAACAATCTCTCTATCAATCACCTCAGCATCCAGAACCTCTCTATCCAAGCTACAACCTGTTTTGACTCTGACATCTGATTTCCACCCGCTATAGCCGAAGCTGGCGCAGCCGCGTCCCGTGCCATACTTATGCGTATTCATTTTGTCACCTTTCTAAAAGTGTAAGCATACTAAAAGGCGCCCTTGTCTTGAACTAGCTCTTTGTTTCAAAGCGCTGATCTGTTTGTCACGTCTTGGCGTCTCCAGTGTGCTGGCTTCGGCCCACCTCGCACGTCTTTGTCCATTGCACGGGCCAAATACCATTCGCAAGCAGTTTCCTTTTGCCGCTCATATCTAGGTATCTCTGGCTCCTGTCAGTGTGCAGTTCGACCTTTTCCTTGTGGGGAAACAACTTGCGAATAGCAACCTGCCCTGGGGGGCAGGATTTGTCTCCGTGCATGGAGTCGTCGTTGCGAGGGTGGTCCTCGCACATCACAATGGAGACTAAGATATGACAAAGCAGAACATCACTTCTTACAAAGACCTAGTTCAAGCCAAGGTCGCTATTATAAACTTCCACAAAGGTGACGAAAATGAATATCTTCGCATAAGCATTGCCCGTGACGCTTGCTACACCAGCTTCAACTCTATCGAGTGGAAATCAGATCAAATGTCAGAGATCAAAAACGAGATTGCAGCTTGGCGTAGAGAGAACCCTGATGCCGAGGTAATTGACATCAAGATTGCCAAGAAACGGTCACTCTACAACAAAATGGAAGAAGAGCTACTCGAACTTCAAGAGCGACATAGAGCAGACTGCGAAGTTTACACAGAGATTACTCAGGGCGAGGTCTGGTCACGCAAGCCTAAGCGCACACACGCTTCAGATGGACTTGGCGAGATCGCAGCTATCGACAAACTTCTAGCAAGCTAACCTCTGGGGGCTTCGGCCCCCTTTACTTTGCTTCACTCTAAACATCACAGAGTAGAAGTTGCAGGACACGCTTTGACTGTGAGTATGTGCAGCGCAGTTGCTGCATGCACCCACATCAAAACGAAAACAAAAAATCAAAATGACGTAACGTCACTACTGACAATAACTATTGTCACTGCAATAATGCAGGGCATAACCAAAGGAGAACACAAATGAAACTCAACTACATTGATTACGACGAACTACCTGTCTCTATTATGTTCGTTGCAGACGAAATAAAACTCATCTGCGAGTTTTTGAAACTACATTCAAAATCTATTGATGATTGTGAACGACCTTTTGCACTGCAGCAAATCGCCAATACTTTTCATGAAGTAAATGCAAAACTAATCGGAGAAAAATAATGAAACATTTTTCAATAAATGACTTCGATTTTCCAGTCGAACAGCAACCAGTGTATGATCAGCTTGGCAATATCATTGCTGGTCACCAAGCTGTTGTGCGTACCGACACCGATCAGGTGTTGGGCGTACACGGCTCACGCTACAAGATTGTAACGCACGATGATGTGGTGAACTCAATCGTTGACGGAGTGAAGTCGGCAGACTTATCGGACGATTATGAAGTCACTGTCGATGTGCTTGAAGACGGACGCAAACTCAGAGGTGAAATATTATTTAATGACCTCACAGTTGAGCCAGCAGTCGGAGACTATGTTAAGTTCCGTGTCAGCTTCTTCAATAGCTATGACGCATCTTGGTCCTTTTCTCAGCAAGCCAATGGCTTACGACTATGGTGTCTGAACGGCTGCACAACAGCCGACACAGTAGCCAGAAGCAGATACAAGCATACTGCATCTATCAACGTAGAAGGATCAGCAGCCAAGGTAGTCAATGGCTTCAGTCACTTCATGTCACGCAAAGATGTCTGGCAAGATTGGATGCACACCAAACTCCAACAGGAACAAGTCGAAAACTTTTTCAAAAAGACTGTCTGCAAAGCATTCACACGCCAGCAGTCAGTCACCAAGACCAACGAAAAGCAACTCGAAAACCTGCTCGGAATCTGGAACAACGAGCGCAGCGCTCTCGGCTCTAACAAGTGGGCATTGTACAACTGCCTAACTTACTGGGCCACGCATACAAAAGACCTGCGCAAACCAGAGATTGCCAAGTACAATCGTGAGCTACAGATTGCCAGCGCAATGAAATCAAGACAGTGGGAAACATTATGAGGAGAACACCCATGTTTAAAATAGAAAAAAATATACCAATTCCTGAAGGTAGTACGCGAGGCCCTGATAAGGGCAAGTTATTACTTACTATGGAGCAAATGGAAATAGGTGATAGCTTTGTAGTAACAGGCAAACACCGTCAACAACTTCATGCTGTCGCAAGAAAAGTAGGCATTCTTTACAAAAGTAAAACAATCATGAGGTCAGAACATGGCAAAAAACATGATCAAATTCGTTTTTGGAGGACTGGCTAATGATGACACGCAAGAACTTTGAATGGATAGCGGATCGTATGGGTCCGCTAGTCAACTCACCAATCACAATCGAAATGATTGCCGATGACCTTGAGAAAGAAAACCCACGCTTCAATCGTGAGAAGTTTCTAAGCAGAGCTATTGCAGCATGGGAACGCAAACATCTACCACAGGAGATTGACGATGAAATACCGTACTGAGCCTGTCGCTTGCCCAGAATGTCTGGGCGATGGCACTGTAACCTATCGCAGATACAAACGCCAAAGTTTCAATCGCGATATTGGTTACGAAGAAGAGTTTGAAGATACTTGCTGGAACTGTGATGGTAGCGGTGAGGTTGACAATAAGGATACATTCACTCCATAAGTGCAGTATGAAATCGTATCTACAGATCATCCAAGCAAACGCAGAGAAGCACAGCGTTTCTCTGCTAACCGCTTTTAAAAAAGCAAACATCCCTACATCAACATATTATAGAACAATAAATGGAGACACAGAGATACGGTATGAAACAGCCTTAAAGGTAGTAAATGCCATTGAAGAATTATACCTATTACAACAGGCCCGTGAGCATACCCAAAGACTACGAAAAACTGGTAAAAATGTTAATCGACGCTCGATCAGAGCGGAGTTTAAGCCAAGAAGCTCTTGCTCATAAAATGGGATGCACAACATCTCTCATTCATAAATGGGAAACATACAAACGAATCCCATCTGGATTCATGCTTATGTGTTGGCTGGATGCTTTAGAATATGACATCGAAGTTACGAAGAGGTAGAGCAACAATCTGCCTGTCATGCGAAAGCAAAAGCTATTGGTTCGTTGCCATACTTAAACCCAATGCAGAACGCTCAATGGAAAAGCATTGGTACATCTGTAAGAACTGTTACGAAGGGAACAAATGGCAAACCGCAACAAAAATAAAGGAACATATCACGAAAAATGGTTCGTCAACTGGCTCAAAGAAGCGGGTATCAAAGCTAAAAGGCAGCCCCTCTCAGGCAGTTTGGGAGGCGAGTATAGCGGCGACATCAAGCTCGAACTCCAAGGGCACGAACTGGTAGGTGAAGTTAAATACCGAGATAAATCTAACTTCCCCAGCCCATTCAAAGTATTAGAGAGCAGAGACATTGCTTTCTATAAAAGACGGACTGGAAGTCCGCAAACCGTAGTCATCATGAGTGGTGACACATTCCTTAAATTAATGGAGAACAAAAATGGAATCTCAGAATAAACAAATCCTACATTACTTAAAATCAATGGGATCAATTACACCAATAATTGCTCTCAATGAACATGGATGCTTTAGACTTGCTGCAAGAATTAAAGACTTGCGCGATGAGGGTCATAACATTCTGACTGAAATGGTTTCTAATGATGGCAAAAAATACGCTCGGTATTGCTTAATCAATGAGGCAAACAATGGTTAGAAAAGTATCCAAAGCAACTGACGCTTCTGTATGGGATGCACACGTTGCCCGAGCCAATAGCTCAGTGACTGCGCGTAAAGAATACAAACGCTCAAGCTACGAACTCAATGCCCACAAAATAAATGCACAGCGCATCATCGACGGACAAAATGTCGGCGAGTGCTGGCTCAAAGGCAAGCTCAAAGAAGAGCTAATAGAACTGGGCTACTGCAAACCATCTGACTTTTCTAAGTACAACAGACCTAACGGCAGTATAAATATTGGTTGACCCAACTGCATACTTGCAGTAGTCTACGCCATATAAAAAAAGGAGAACATCATGGAGCGCAGAGGTTTCATAGGCGGCTCTGACTGTGTAAAAATTATGCAGGGCCAATGGCTTGAGTTATGGCAAGTCAAAACTGGTAGGCAGATGCCAGAAGATTTATCTAACAATATTGCTGTGCAGCTTGGCAGCTGGACTGAGTCCTTCAATCTGTCTTGGTTCGAGACGCAGAACAATTGCGCTTTGTCTGGACACCAATATGAATACGAACAGATTGTAGGTACTGTTCCTTGCCGTGGCACAGTCGATGCACGTTGGAACAGTTCAATTGTAGAAGCCAAACACACAAACGCCTTCAACAAAATGGAGGATGTCATTGAGCTATACATGCCACAGATACAATTGTACGCACACCTCGCCAAAGCAGATGGCGCTTACCTCTCAGTAATCTTTGGCAATAGCAAATGGGAATCCACATATGTCGAATACAATAGTCAGTATTTCAATTCTATGTGGGCAGTGGTGTCGGACTTCTGGGGTTACGTGCTTCGCGATGAAGAGCCGATTGGTGTGGACACGCAACAACTCTCACATGACTACATTGCGGTGGACAACATGGTCAAGCGAAACGCCAGCACAGATAACCAATTCGTCGACGCAGCAGTCACCTACATACAAGGTTATGAGCAGAATAGAA